ATGGATAAACCGACTCCAACAAGGGTCAACGCGCACCCGCTTTTGAGTCTTACGACTCCTGATTCCAGCTAGTAAGTGTTCAACCTTACTAGGGAAGATGGATTCGTCATGAAAGTCGAACCACCCATCCTCGGCAGGGACTTGCGAGGTCCCCTCTTGAACCAGTCGATCCTTTTCTTTTGTGGTATAAGCCTGACTTAGGATCAGGAGTGTAACCTCCTCATCAGGTTTCTTTTTATTTCTTAACAACGACCTCCACGAGCAGCCGGATGGTCTGGAACCACCCGGTCTCCGAAGACGGCGATCTGAAAAAACAGAGGCACCCTCCCCGGAATCGGTCAGGACGTCAACCCGGTTGTTAATAATACAACGCTCTTCCTCCTTTGACAAATCGTATCCGTCGGGCCTCGGTACGACGGGGAAGAGGTTGGCGAGAGGCTGGCGCAACACCACAGGCTCAGACAGGAGCGCCTTCCGAATCTTACGATTCTTCCGGCACTCCCTCTGATACGAATAAGGTAGCCTCCACAAACCCTTGTCAACTTGCCGAGCAAGTTGACGAGTGTTAGCAACTACCGCCTTTACGAAACCGTCACGGGAGCACGTTGACCTCCGGGCAAACCCCAGAACGTCCGCCTCCTCCGGGTTCATATATAGCGCCCTCGCGTTAATTTTCTTCTCTTCCTTCAGACCCACGAAGAGAGTCGAGTTTATCTCGGCCTGGTTACCGCTGACAAGACTCTTCTCTTTGTTGACAACCAACCCAACAGCCGAACCGTGGTACACGATCCGGTCGTAGAGAGAGGTTTTCTTCCCGGGTTCCTTGACAAGAAGATCATCGCCGTTTATAAGACAGCGGTGAGTGATGTATTGGTCATAACCAATCACACCGGAATCCAGTAAGTCCAGAAGGGAGAGGTCAACCACGGCTTTGTTGATCAAGCAAAGCACGGGAAAAGACAGGGGTGACCCCATCGGCTGCCCTCGCGGGGTAGGAGGTCCTGAGTCCAACACCAACGACCCGAGAACCTGCATACACCTTTCCTCATCTGGATCAAGCCCTACTGACTTCTCGATCAGAACTTCAATGGCGGCTCTGGTGTAAGCAGTTTTTATTGAATCAGTGGCACTTACATAATCAAAACTTAAAAAGTCGCCATCTCCGTTCAGACCAGCTACAAGATCAGGGTTCGGGTCCCCCGTCAGCAGCCATCCCCACCGTCGCAACTGACCGTAAAGGGAGTCATGGAGAGGTGTCAAGACACGAGAGTTGTAACCTGAGTACGCGGTTACAACTCGCATCTTTCCCTTGGAGACAACCGGAATCACCCGACAAGAAGTCGAAAACTCCTCACGATTCCAGTTCCCTCCCTCATGCCTCTTAAAACGGTAAGTGCCACGTCCGTTCGGGACGTACGGACGCCTTTGGGTATTCCAACCAGTGTCGATGTTTGTCGCAAGCACCTTCTTGAACGCAGCAAGGTGGTCAGGACAGACCTCGGCCTCGGTAGAAATGGCCTTTTTCCAATTCTCAATTAGCTCCTCCCCCGCAGGGTCAGAACAAGCCTTGCACCACCGCTCGATGGCTGCAACGCTTTTTAAACTGAGCATCTGAATTCCGGTCAGTTCAGATGGGAAACAATCTCTTACTGCGGATCGAAGACCACCGCATCTAATGTAAGACGGAGGAGAGCTAACTCTCTTAAGACCGAACTCCCCTTCGAAAAAGGGGACCAACCGTCGCGCTTTCTCCGCTAAGCGCCCTGCCAAGGTACAGGTACCAAAACCTTCCAAAGGTTCTTCAGCCGACAAGCAATCAAACTTGTTGCGTTTAGAACGGTTTTGAGAAAATGACGTAGGTTTACAGGCATCTAGCATTGCCACCGTAAACGGCGTCTTTCGGCGAATCGACTGAAAGAACCTTTCGGCAAAACGTCTCTTTTGTTTTAGATCGTGTACGCGACGATCGACCCCCGGGGTCCCGTCCTTCACACCTCCCTCGCTCCTTACCTCCCTGCTTTGCTCAGCACCCTTGAAACGCAAAGGGTTTGTCAGATCACTGTCGTGACCGCCGACTAGATCAACGCCGCCCACAAGGGACGACTCCCAGTCACAGGGGAGCTCGCACACAAACGGTGCCGGCTCACACTTCTTCAGCGTACATCCCAAAGGTAGCACGCAGCCGCTTTCAGACGGAGGCGGACACGGTGCAACAACGGCGGGTGTATCTTCAGAGGAGACCCCAGGGTCCCAGTCCGCCAAAGGATACCGATGCAAAAGAGCATCAATATCCTTACAGAGGGACCCGCGAACGGGTCCAACCGGGCAGACCCCAAGACCGCAGTGACACGATCCCGAGGCAGTACCAACGGACGAAGGAGAACACAGGCAAGACCAGCCGAGTAAAAAACCGGGATGGAAGAATCTTGTGTATGCGTAATTTGTCATTCTTTTGATTTGGAGAGTTATAACAGACTCCACTGTCTCTTTTGTTTTATTATAGGGTACGGGATTATCCCCACTCCCCAGTGCATTAGGTTTTGTCCTGCCAACCCAAAGGATTGGACTACCACTTAGGTCGAGTGGTCACCACCAGGTGATTTCTTTACAGAGGTGTGAACACCAAAATCCCTACAGGACCTACGGCACTTAACCTCAGTGGAATTTCCGCAGAGGCCGCAAGCCGGGAGCACCAACCATACCTGACGACGAGAGCCAGTCGATAAACGGCGCGAGGGCCATCGCAAAATGGCGGGAGTGTAACCTAGGTT